ACCATTGGAATACGAGGAATACGGTGTCTCATAAACGGTGATGATTGTGGTTGGCAATGTTTTGGGGATATCGGTCGTTATTATTGGCGGAAAATCGCCGGTTTTATCGGTCTTACAGAGTCTGTTGGTAAGACGTACTTTAGTCGTGACTTCATTGTAATGAATTCACGTCGGTATAATTATACAACGACTGGAACACTGTGCCCCTATTGCCCAAGGTTTTCTTACGAACCCGTTCCCTTCGTCAACTTTGGACTCATTAATGGTCTAAAGAGGTCGCAGTCGAACGATCAGGATAGTAAGAAGAAACCAGTGCCTAAAGCGTGGAAAACGAAGAAAATTAAGTCGCCAATATGGAACATTGGCGCGATCCATAATGAACTTTTGGACCTTTGCCCCGTTTATATGCGTGAGGCCGTCACACAATTGTTCATTTATAAACATGCGGACTGGCTAAATACCTATAAGGTACCTTGGTTTGCACCCACTTGGTTAGGCGGTTGGGGTCTCCGTGGAGACCTCAGCTCCGAACAAAGGCATACGGCTTCGGCCATCTGTAAAAGGTGGTTGTTTTGCCGACCATTTAAGGTCAGTGCCATAGCTGAGTGGTATATGCACAAATTTGTCATGGACAAGTTAAACAGTCAAGTCCACATGGATTGCGCCTACCGTGAAATTCGGTTCGGAGATGTTTATGTCGATGCGGAAAAGTCCTGGAAAGATGCTTATCAGTATCTTATCATGGAGACTCTTTTCACAAAGACAGCGGAACAGCTTAAGACGGTTTGCAAGTATTCAGATATTGCGATTCATCGAAAGATGCGTCACAATGAAAGAATCTGGGATATCTGCAATGAGATTAAATGGTCAATTACAAAAAAGATTATGACCCCGTCTGAGCTGGAACAAGAGACCATCAAAGTGGTCCCTGCCGTTTCAATTCGATAAAGAAAAGTTGACACACTTCGGAGAAGGAAAACTCCTACAGTATGCAAAGAATATCAATTCGTAAGTTTCTAGCCTATATTTTATGTCTAGGCTTCCGATTAACTGGAAGATAGCGACACAGAAGGCAGCCTTAGCGCGTGAGTCCCACATCCTGCTAGCAGAATGAGTTATTCAAGTGATATTCCGTAGAACGGCCTTCACTGGGTAAACCTTCGAGGACCCCTTACAACACGTTTAGTGTTTTGGGCGAGATGGTGCCAGTGGAGTGATATTACAGAATGTCTGCAATTTCACAAACCATTGTGTGGGTTGTTCCCCTCACACAACAAAAAAA